CCAGCCGCAGTACCACCACTAATTGTTTGAAGTGCTGGTGTCGTTGCCAACAATCTGCCAACTTCACGGGTAACTGGACTTGTTGCCGCAGCTTCAACAGCTTTGCCCACAGCAACACCGCCAAGACCGCCACTTGCACCAGCCGCTGTGGTTTGCAGGATGCGTTCTGCCGCAGTGCGAGGTTCAGCCACACCAACACGGGTCAGCAAGTCTTCCATTGCATCTGTTGGCAAAGTGTATTTTGTGCCGAAAATAGTATTTACACCGCTAATAATTGGGTCGCCAAGAAGTCCTGCAAGGGTAGCCGCCCCAGCTCCTGCAATAGCACCTGGTATCGCACCAACACCAGCAAATGGAGCACCCATCATTGCACCAAGTGTCGCACCAGCCGCAGGCAATGCCAATCCTCTTGTTGCTGCACCAGCAAGACCAGTTAGAGTTGTTGATGGCACTGCAACAGTTCCACCCAATTGAGCCGCAAGTGCCGCAAGGTCTTCTGTTTTAGCAGGTTGTGCTACTTGAGTTGCTTGGACTGTCGGAGTCAACCAAGCATTCAATGTTTCATCAAAGTAAGAGCCTGATGGTTTTACATCTGCTTGTTTTACCGAGAGTAATTGAAAACCTGCTGGCGGTGTAATTGTGCTTGCTTTTGAACTTTCAGCAAAAATAGGCACACCACCTACCTCTACACGTAAAGTCTCAGCAGGCGACTGAACCGATCCGCCTAATTGTTTTGCTAGTGCTTCAAGTTCTGTTGCCATTATCTAGTCCCTGCGGCTCTGCGGTAAGCATCAGAATTTTTGAAAGCATCAGCAGCCGCTTTTGTTGGAAAATTGTAAGTAGTTCCGCCTACCGATACATTTAACTCACTTGCTGGCACATCTAATGGAGGCGCTTGAACGCCATATTTAACGGCTATGTTTTCTCGTACTTTTGTAAGTAAACGCACAGCTTCTTTGACATTTTCTTCTAATCTTGCAGGCGATTGTTTAAGGCTTAAAGTTTGCAAAGATGCTTGCAATTTATCACCTTCTTTTTCAGACAAACTACCAGTTCCTTTAATTTTTGGAATCTGAGCAATAAATGCTTGTGAACCAAGTGCCTCTACAAGTGCTTCAAAGTCAGCAACATCAGCACTTAAAGTTGGCAGTCTTGAAGCCACTGGCCCAGTTGCTGATTTGATAACATCTTTTGGAGTTTGTAAAATTCTTACTGCTGTATTCAAAAAATTATCAATATCTGCCGATTGATTGGCAACTGTTGCTTTTTGCTCTCTATCAGCCGCATCACGCTTTTCTTTAGCTTCATCTAATTTAAATTGCAAGTCTTCTCTTTTTAGAGCATTGGTTTCTTTTGCTATCGCTGCATTTAATGCGGCAATACGTGCGTTCTCTTTAGCGATGATGATATCTTCATTAGTCTTGCGTAAAGTTGCGGCTTGTTGTTGCACCTCTAATACAGTTTTAGCTCTAGCAAACTCAGCTTCGACTTGCGCTTTTTGTGCTTGCGCTTCTGCTAATGCAGCATCAGCTTTTGCTTTCTCTGGTGCATTCTTGGCGGTTTGCTGTGCTGTGATGGCATCTGCCACGGCTTTGTCTGCATCTGCAAGCGATTTTTTCAATGTGCTTGGCTGGAGGGCTTCTGCTCTCTGTGTTGATAATGTCTTATCAGCATTATCGAGAAAATCTTTACCACCAGGCAATCCAGCAATGGTCAACGCAATCGTTGTCTGCGCTCCTGTTGGGTTAAGTCTAATAAGATTTGAAAGGTCGTCATAACCCTGCGCCTCTTTTTCTCTCCCAACATTTCTAAGTGCTTCGGCTTGTTCTTTAAGTTGCATTTCAGCAACTGGCAAATTTCCAGACTTAATGGCTGTGTAAACCTGAGTGCCTTGCCTTAGAGTGTTTTGTTGCTGTTCTTTTGTTTGAGCCTCAAATCCTGACAATACTGTTGCGGCTTGATCTTTAGGCAAAAAGGCAGTGACCCGTGCGTAATCTGTTGCTGTTGCGTTCGGGTTTTTAAATAAATTTGCAAGTTCAGTTTGGGCTGTTTGCGCTCTCTCTCTCGCTTGCTGTGCTGCTTGAATTTCAGCAACGCCAGCACCAAGTTTAAAACCTCCAAGTGCCGCCTCAAATGGACTTTGCACATCAACTGCATAGTTAATAGGTGCTTGGAATGGATTGATCTGTGCCATATTGCTAACCTTTAGAATCCAAAACCTGTGCCAGCTTTACCGCCTGCGGCATACTGGAAAGCTAGCATTTGTGCAGGCAAATTAAAGAGTTGACCATAAGCCTTGGCTTGTCCAAGTTCACCACCAGCTTGTGCTGCGCCCTGTTGAGCCAACAAGTTTGAAACATTCGTTCCTGTTTGAATACCTTGTGCGCCAACGCCTGCGGCAGATGCTTGACCGATTTTTAGCAAATTAGCTTCTGTTTCACGACCAATATCTGTAAATCCACCAAGTCTTCCGTATTGGCGCTGAATTTCTTGTTCCAACATTTGTGGTCTAAATTGAGCCAATGCCGCTTGGATATTGCCACCACGCAATCCACCCGTGGCAGATGCACGTTGCAATAATGCCTCTTCACCAGCTTGCACTCTGGCTTGAAAACCAGCACCCTGTTCAATTTCGGCAATCGCTGCAGCCTGTCTCTCAGGGCCAAGAACACCCGCCAATGCTTGCTGTTGTTCAAAGGCTTTCGGCCCTGCTTCACCATATGCTTGAAAACGTGCCATTGCTGGCGCACCAACCTCTACATAAGGTTTTAATAGTGCTTGTAAAGCATCAAACTGTCTGCGTTGTTCTTCAATACCTGCTTGAGCTGCGCCAGACTGAATATCTGCGGCTTTGCCAGCAGCACTGGCTTGCATTGAACTTCCGATAAGTTGGCTTCCACCAACGACTAGGGCTGTGACTGGATCAGGCATCGCCAAACTCCTTCATGTAATCTTCAAAAGTCTCGCCATACAAAGCCATCACATGATGACCATATTTTGTGGCATATCCAGCCCCATGCACTAGCGAAACGGTCATCAAAATCAAATCGTAATATCCAGCTCTCCAAACAAACGATTTTGCATCTGCTTCTTTATTTCGCTCTGCCGTGTCCGAGGCTTGCCACTTGAGAATCATTGTCGCCAACAAAGGCGTTAAATGGGCGCTATTGGCGATAAAAAATGTATTCTGGTGCATACCCACCAATGTGTTCCAAATGGTCGCATTCAGGTCTTCTCGTTCCACTTGATCGCCATCTGCCACATCATCAAAGACTTGGATTGCATCAAAGACCATGAGTAGCCACTCTACGGCTGGCGTAGGCAGCATAAAAACCTTGGTCAGGTTTTCTCGCAGTCCATTGGTCATCCAAAACTCCTAGATAGGGTAGGCCGCTGGATGCCAAAACTCAGCGGCTTGATTTTCGCACAAATTGACAAAAGGTCAATCCTCATATTCTCTGTCTTCCCAAGCCTGACATACCCGCATATCGTTGCAGATAAAGTTCAGCTTTTCGCAGTGACCCCTGAATCCTGCGCCCTTGTCATAAACCGCCATTGGGATGCGCTCAATTCTGACTTGGGTCATGAAGCTGTTGTCGTAATATTCGCAATTTGAGCAATGCTTGCGTCTTGCATCTTTTTCATCGCATTGCATCGCCTCTGCCAATCCTGCGTAGAACTCCTTATTTGCGCCAGGCTCATTGGTGGGCATTTCAGGGCCGTAGTTCCAATCAGCTACCGCAACGGCATAATTCTTTTTATTCTCTGCGTTGGTCAAAAATTCTTCTTCCATCGGCAAGCCATTAAAGCCCCGTGGAATCATCATAAATTCTTTCATTTATAGCTCCTTTAAGTAATTTCACGCCCACTGGCACGGATGGTTAAAGATGTGGCTGCACTGGCAATGGTCGATATAAAACTTCCAGATTCAAGTGCTTGCCCGACCAGTTCAGGGAATGTGTAGGTCTCATCTGGTGCAATGCTTCGGGTATCTACAATCAAATTGGTTACGCCTGCTGTACCGCCACTGGTCACCAAGTTAACGCTGATCGTGACATTTCCTGCCGTGGTATTAGTGGCAGTGAATTTGTCAATGATCGCTTTACAGTTCACAGCTGTGTACTGCGTAGTCTGTGTGCCTTCTGCCTGTTTTGGTGGTATCAGCACCTTGATTGATACGGTCATTTAATACTCCTTATGTGGCTTCGCCACCACTTGCGATGATTGTGAGGCCAGTTGATGCTGCTTGAATTTGAATAGTATCGCCTGCGTTCAGCACCTCAATGCCGTTATATTGCAAGGCATTAGCGGTTGGCACAGGCACATCGTATAGGAAAGCATTTCCAGTTCCAGCCGAACCTGCTGATGGAACTAAAAAAACTCTCACATTGATAGCGGATGCCGTTGTGTTGGCAATGCTGAAT